GCGGACGTCGGCGCGGGCCGCGGTCGCCGCGCGGTTCATCGCGGCGCCGCTTGCCCATTTCTTCGCGTCGGCGATGAAGGTGCGCTCGAGCGGGCGGAACTCGGTCTGGTATCGCCGACGGTCCTCCGTCGCCCAGCGGTTCGTGATCCCCGCCTGGTCCTGCATCCAGCCGAGGTAATCCTCGCCCGTAGCGGCCATCTTGAGGGCCGCCTCGCCGATCTTCGGGTCCGGCTTCGGGGCCTTGCCGCCACCACCCATTTCAGCCTCCCGCGATCCAGCGGCACTCGCGCGCCAGCATGCCGAAAATGAGAACGTCCTCGCCGTCCAGCGCCTCGCGCTCCCGCCCCTCGATCACGAACCCGAGGCGGAGGTTGAGCATCATCGCCCGGCGGTTGCTCGCGGCGACGCGGCCGGTCACCCGCCGGAGCCCGTAGTGGACGAAGGGGACGTAGAACATGCTCGCGAGCGTCGCACGGGTCGCCCAGGCAATGCTGCCGCGATCGGCCGCGATGTGAATCCAGGCGCCCTGATCGTGGAAGTGGTTCAGCACACCGACCGCGAGGATCGCATTCTCGTGGTCGAGCACGCCGAGCGCCTCGCTGTCCGCCGGCCAGTCGGCGACGCCAGTGCGCTCGCCCGCCCAGCGGAGGAGCGTCGCTTGCTCGTCGATCGTGATGATCGTCTGTCCCGTCATGCCGCTGAGACTATCCGAAATCGCAAGTCTGTTACACCTCGTTGTAGCCGTCGATCGGCACGTGCAGGCCGATCGCGATGGCGCGGACGCGGGTGATCCGTGCCGTCTCGGCAAGCGCCGCGGACCCCGGGATCATGAGCTTGGCGAGGTTCCCGCTCGCGAGGTTCTGCGTCGTCAGCCATTCCCCCAGCGCGCCACGGTCAGGGATGTCGGTATAGTCGGCAATCGCGTTGGGGAGCGTGGCAAGCACCATCGGCCGCGATGCAAACGGCTCGGGATAGCGCCATCCGACCTGCAGGCGCGGGAGTCCGCTCGTGGCCGAGACGAGCACCAGGTTGGCGACGTAGCAGATCTGCAGGATGCTGAGGCGGATCAGGAGGCCGTGCTCGGTCACTTCGACGCTTAGGCCCGACGCGTCGGACACCGCCGCAACCTGGGGGATCATCCTCGCGAGATCGCCGCGCCGAACGGCGGCGTCGGCCTGCTTGCCGCGGTTTCCGAGGAGCACGTCCAGCTGCTCGAAGAGTTGCGATTCTCGAAAGTCGCGCCTCGTCATCTGGCGGCCCCGACGGCCTTCATGATCTCGTCCGGACTGTGGGCGAGGTAGACGGCCGTGATGCGCATGCTCGTCTTGATCTCGATCTCCCACTTTCGGTAGAGCCGGCCGCCGGGGATCCAGACGATGCGGTTCGCCTCGCTTGCGATCGCGATCGTCTTGCCGTCGGCGATCACCTTGACCGCCAGCTGGCCGCGGGACTCGTTGTAGTCGGCATCGACGAGCATGCAGGCGTAGGCGGTCGCCTGGTTGAAGATGAACTGCTTCGACCTCCACTCGAGCACGCCGACGTCCGGGCCCGACACCGGATCAACCTCGCGCACCTGCCGCATGTTGTCCTTGTGGATGTAGTAGAGCCTGCCGGTCTCGGCGATGTTGTGGAACGCCTGCGGCGTGGCGCGCAGGCCGACGATGTTCGGCGGCTCGATGGAGAGGTCGAACGTGGTGCAGACCGTGCCGCCGGCGCCGTCGCTGTGGGCGGCGACGTACCGGTCCTGGTGGTGGCTCCCGACGAAGGTGGACGGCCGCATCTCGAACCATGCGCGGCGCGAGACGATGTCCTTGGTGACGAGCTTCGGGCCGGCCTCGCTGATCGCGACGAGGCCGAACGTGCTCGCGTAGACCGCGAAGTAGCCCATGTCGACGATGGACCGCGCCGAGACGCAGGGGAAGTTGCCTTCGATCTTGGTCAGGCGCATCTGATCAGGGTGCATGCCCTGCGCCAGGTAGGGCTGCGCGGTGGTCAGGACCGCGAGGGACGTGCCGAACGCCGCGAGGCCGACGATGTCGTGCTCGACGCGCTGCGCGTAGCCGGCCGGCCATGCGTGGGGTTGCCACGGCTCGCAGAACCAGACGTCGCGGCCTTCGAAGGCGGCCATCATGCCGTTGGGCATGGAGACCGCGCCGCGGAGCCCTGCGCGAGGCGCGTCGAAGGTCAGCGACCGGATCGCCTCCTGGATCGGCAGGAGATCGACAGCGTCGTCGAAGTTGGAGGTCGAGAACGCGCGCTCGGCGATGAGGTAGAGGTCGGTCTGCCCGGACGCGCCGGTCTCGGATCGGTAGATGCGCATCCGGTTGATGCCGCGGCCGGACGGGGCCGCAGCGAACCCGCTGAGGCGGACCGACTGCCCCGGCGACCATCCGACGATGCTCGACAGCGGCGATGGCGCGCTTTCCTCGTCGAGCGAGGTGACGAAGGTGTAGGCGTAGACGAAATCGACCCTCTGCGTGGAGTCGAGGATGCCGTTCGTCAGGCCCTCGACGGTGAGGATCACCTCGATGATGCCCTGCCCGGCCTCGATGGTGTTGACCGCGGCGGCGCTGAACACCTGCACGTCGCCCGCGCCCGCGGCATAGGTGGGGTTCAGGCCGGAGAGCGCGAGGGTCGGCGGGTCGTTCTGGTCGGCGATGTTCTCGGCGTCCTGCACGTCGGGCGTGCCGAAGTCAAAGGTCTGCTCCGTCCCGCCGACGCGGATGGTCGAGCCGATGCTCTCGAGGCGTCGCGTGTCCGACCCGACACGCGAGCGGAAGGCGTCGAGGGTCTGGCCCCCGTTGTCCTTGATCGAGGTGATGCGCAGGATCTTGAGGGATGGGATCAGGGCTGTGTTGTGGTTCCGGTAGGTGATGCCGTTCAGCATCGCCGCGGTCGCGGCCGGCGTCGCGCCGGTGCTGTGGGTGATCGTGACCGTCGCTATGCCGGCGCGCACCGCGACCGCATAGCTCCAGGTCGACCCTCCGCGCTGCTCGCCGTTCTTGAGCGTGATGAAGGTGCCGTTGATGCGCAGGCTCTCGAGGTTGGTGCGCCGCACTACCTCGGGCTTTGACGTCGGGCGCGGCACTGCGAGCGGATAGGTCGTGGCGCCCGCCATCACCTTGGGGGCGCCGTCGCCGAACACGTAGAGCCGATTGGTGGCGACCGGGCCGGGGATCGCCGAGACGAGGGCGTTCCAGCCGAGCCATGCGCCGTTGTGGCGCACGAAGGACTGCGTGTCGCTTGGGAACGTGTGATCGAGCGCGGTCCGCCGCACGGGCATCAGAACGCCGCTCTCGATGCGGCAGTTGTTGGCGTGCTGGGCGTGCTCGGGCGGCAGGAGGCGCGGATGCACCTGCGGGACCATGCCGCGGAAGCTGGTGAGCGCGATCATGTTTCGCGTCCCCCCTACAGGAACCGCGGCCGGACGCGCTTGGGCGGTCGGTGCATGCCGTTGTGGTGCGCGTTGGCGTTCCGGCGGCACTCCCTCTCGAACTTCGCCTCGTTCTTCTCGGCCTCGACGAAGTTGGTCCAGCTCTGGCCTGGGATCGACAGGAGGCGCGCCAGCGCGCCGACGGCGATCTGACGCGGGTACTGGAGGATGAAGACGCCCGGGGTCTCGTCCTCGAAGCGGTCGCCGGATAGCGCGGGCTTGAGGATGACGTCGAGCACGAGCGTCCCGGCCTGGTTGGGAACGACGCTGACGACGGTGGTGTCGATCTGGGTGATCCAGCACGCGCCGCCCTCGGCGCGCAGCTCGTCCGGGCTGAACTCGCCGAAGTAGCGCGGCTTCAATTCTCGGTCGTCGATCCAGGCCGTTTCGATCCGGTGGATCGCGGAGAACTGCGGGTCGTAGAGCTCGTGGCTGGGACCGGCGTCGATGACGCTGGTGAGTCGGTCGCGCCAGCAGGACGTGCGCTCGCAGAACTCGATGGCGGCCATGCGGAGCGCATTCCGCATGGCCGGCTTGGGCGCCGCCGGAGCGTACGGCGCGATCAGCGGGAGGAGATCGTCGATCCGAGGCACGGCCTACGGGCCTCCCTACCGGACGGAGCGGTCGGGCGCGGTCGGGACCGTGTTCGAGTTCTGCGCGTTCGGGTTGTTGGCCCCCTGCTGCTGGCGCAAGCCGATGGCCCCGGCGAAGGCGTTGTAGTAGCGCACCGCGCGCTCCGCGTCGCCGGTGAACGAGGCGTCCTTGGAGTAGGCCCGGTACAGGACATAGTCGAGCAGCGCGTTCTGGTAGGCCCGGTCTACCGGGACATGCTTGCCCGAGTAGCTGGCGACGCTGTTCGGCGTGTCGGTCTGATCCACGACGGCCGGGATGCGCGAGATCACCACCTCGAGATGGCCGGCGCCGGAGTTCGGCGGGAAGACGTAGAAGCTCCGCGGGTCGGCCTCGTCGTAGACGACGTGATCCACCACCTTCTTGGGCGGATGGCGGTCGGGGTTGTGCCAGTCCGGCGTCTGCGTATCGAGCACCTCGCGGGGGATGATCGTGACCGCGTCGCGCCCGATCCGCTCCGCCGGGGGACGCCGCCCGCCGACCAGGTTCCGAATGACGCGCAGGAGCCCCGTCGCATGGTCCGGCAGCTTCTGCAGGGTGCCGGGAACGAGCTGGAGGGGGATGTTCTCGACGCTCGCCTCCGGCCTCTGGGTCGCGATCTCCCGGCCCCCGGCGTTGATCCAGATCAGCAGCTCGGGGACGGGCCAGCGGCGGCTGTCCGTGTCCTGGAGCAGGATCCGCGCGTCGCGCATCAGCTGGTTGACGGGGATCATGGCGATCAGGCCCCTTTCTGGTGCTCGGCGATGCGCCGGTTCAGCTCATCGACCTTCCAGCCGCCGAACGGCTTCTTCTTGACGATCTCCTCGTAGCGGGCGCGGGCGGCCTTGAGGTCGTCGGCCGCACCCTCGTCGGGGAGGTCTGCGACCGCCGCCACGCCATCGGCGGCCATCTCCTCGGAGACCTCGGCCGCCTCGCGCG